CGCAACGTCCGTCTGCACCAAAACGTCATGGGCAGACATATCGCTGTTTGCCGACTGAATAATCTGAAACTGATACGTCTCGTTGCCGCTCGACGCATCCGCCGCCGAGGGGAAACTGAAGAACACCGCCAGCGGCTCGCCTTGCCCGATCTTGCGAAACGGCGTCGCGACCGACAGGTCCACCCAATCGGTAGAAATACCCGTCGCCGTCAACACCTGACTGTTCGACAATAATTGATACCGATCAACATACATGGGGTCATCTCCTTTGTTAAGACACCGCCGCCGTTAAGACACTGCTGCTTCGGTGTTCAGGATCGCGTCCATCTTCCGCACAGGAATACCACGGAAGGTCGCCACGCGCCGCCCGTCCACCACGTCGTAGCTCAACTGCCCGCCCGCCTGCACATCGTTGCGCCGCTGAATGTCCAGCATCTGCAACACGGTCCGGTTCATGTAGAACACCGGTTTCCCCACCGAAAATGGGTCATCGCCCGGCAACCGATGAATGGCTCGCACCATCAGTTCGGAAAGATCCGCCGCAGACACGCCGCTGACCAAATTAGACACATCGATGTTGCAAATACGCACAACATATCGCCAGTCTCGCAAGCAAATGCCGCTCTTCCAAATGAACCGATCCTGATAAACCCGCATGCGTCCGCTCTGGACACTGTCAGACGATTGCAGGGTCACCAACCCCAAATCCTCATGAGAAAGCCCGGCCCTCGACCCCTTCGGGAAAATCCCAAAGAAGGAGTATTCCCCATGCACCACCAACCAAATGCTGGAATTATCCGATCCGGTCCCGCCCGCTGAAATCACATTCTGTGAATTGCCCGCCCCTGTCAGAGCCGAATAGCGAGGCGACAATCCCACAAATTCCGCCGGCGCAACGGCAGAATTGCCGTACAAGACCGTTTCCGACCACTTCTGCCGCATGGCTTCCAAAAAAGCGACCGCTTCTGTCAGTCGGATCGCCATCGGATTGTCTTCCAAGGTCACCAGGTCTTCAGAAACTTCCGACCACGCATCCAAGATGCCACACTGCTCTTGCACCTGCGCAGTCGTGCTTTTGCTCACATATGCCGGCCCATTGATCAATCGCCAACTCACCGCCGGCAACCCCGTTCGAATCGTGCTCAAATGCCCGGTCGGCAGATTGCCTTCGCGGTGCACCATATCCTGTGCCATTGCGTTGTTCTGCTCCAGCACCTCAGCGATATAGGGCGTCTTCCCATCAGGATCGATACGTTTCGCCCAATCCACCAAGCTCATGACATTCGCGTTCAACAGTGCCATGGTTGCTTATCCTTTCTTTCCGTAAAAAATGTCTTCAATGCTCCGAGGCTTCGGAGCCGACCCGGTGCCACGCACAGCCGTCAGCGACGGCCCCGCTTCACCGATCGGTTGCGCCGATAATTGTCGGCGCAGTTCCTCCAACAGCTTCGGCCGCACCTTCTCTATGACCAATTTTTCCCACTGACTGGGATCCTCTCCATACCGATCCATCCACTCCTGCCGCAATAAGGCCCGATACGCAGCAATCGTCGGCTGTGGATGTTCACGCACTTCTACGTGCACCCAGGGTTTTGCTTTGACGAGATTGGCGAAGTCGCCTCCGCCCTCCACGTCTTTCCCCTCCGGGGTGATCCCGTAGACACGCTGCTTCACGACATCTTCTCCGTACAGTTGGAACGCCAATTCCCGACTCGCGATCTCTCGGCCGCGAAAATGCTCGCGGGCGGCAATGTCCTCCGGCGACGGTTCGCTCGGTAGCGAGCTGTCGCCGTCCTGCTTCGCTTCCAACGCCTTGATTTTCGTCAAGGCCTCGTTCAGCTGCGCAGTCAATTCCTTCACTTGGTTCCCCAAGCGCCGAGCGGCGGCCGCGTGTCTGGCTGCCAGGTCGTCCCTCTCGTCTTTCGAGGCTTCGGACGAGGACGAAGGCGCCTCGGTCTTGGTCGGCTGTGGCGCAGCAGCCGCGTCCCGCTGCTCCGAGTCCGCAGACGGCGCAGCCGTGGCGGAAGTGGTCGCAGCAGGGGACGTCTCTGGTATCGTCGCAGTAGGTGCGTCGGCCGATGTGGCCGTCATCGTGGTGCCAAATAATGCATGTGCGACGTCGTTCATTGTCGGCATAGGCTCATCCCTCCGGTTGTGGTGCTGTCATCATGGTCGGCGCCTCAGGTGATCCCGCCGGCGTCGGCGGGGTCCGTCCTGAACGTTCGAGAAACTCTCGCAACCGCAATCGCCCTTCCATGGCGGTTTGCAACGCCTGAACATCAAGACGCCCGCGCTCGACGGTCGCGCGCGTCCCCTCTTTAATCTGCGTCTGGACCAACTGGGCCTTGAGCTTCTGGAGAAACGCGGGATCGTCTTGGCGCTCTAAAATAGCCCGCGCCAGATCCGGCGATTGCCAGAGCAACATCGACAACGCCGCTTTCTCCTCCGCCGTCAAATCAGTCCAATTCAACGCGACCGACACTTTGGGCATAGCCGGAGCCGGTTGCTGCTGCGCCTCAATCATGCGCAACAAGCCCTCTTTGTTCCGTAAATCGCTCAACTCAATGCCCAACCGTACCAACCAGGCCCCACCTTGCGCCAATTGCGGCAACACGGTCAGCAACATTTCCGCCTGCTGCTCGCGCAAGGTCGCATAATCTTTCGTCTCCGTCACGACGATGTCGTAGATCCGCTCTTTCAACGCGCTTAAGTGCCCTCTCGTGATCTGCACGGTACGGGCCGCGTTCGGATCGTCGGTCAATTGGAAGGTCATTTCTTCGGTCAGATACTGCTTCATGTACTCAAAGGTCAGCTTCGCCCGCAATAACCGAAACCGCCGCACATTATTGTGCAAGGGCGTGATGATAAGATTGCTCATCATCTGCTTGCGCGCAATGCCAATGCCCGAGCGGACTTCCGACGGCATGCCCATCGCCTCATTGCCCTGCCCCGAGACGCGACGCATGGCGTCCTTGTCTTCTTGCAATAACTGCAACTGTGCCGCCCCAATATCCAGATTGTCGCGAATAAGCAGCCGCGGCCCGCCAGGCCCCGCCAAGGTGCCTTCTCGGACACGCAACCGGCCGTCAGGCTTCGCTAACTCGCGCGCGAACTCCTCTTCGTCCTCGATCGCATTCCCTTCATAAATAAATTGCCGATTCGTTAGCAATGCTAAGCTCTTCGATTCCCGTTTGTTGATCGCCTCGCAAATCGGCACAAGTCGCGCCGCTAGCGCGAGCGGCACGCCGTTCTTGCGCCGCCCGGAATAGAAGGGCGTGTATGGAAATCGATTGGTCCAATGCGGAGAAACATCGTGATGCAGAACGGTGTTGCCGAGAATGATCCCCACGTAGAGACGATCTTGAAACATCTGCTTGATGCTGACGGCAGTCAGTGCCGCTGCCGCTTCACGGGCCGCCTGATAATCCAACGGAACCGGCACCACCGTAATGCCGTCCTCCGCTAAGAGGTAGTACGTGCGCACTTTCCGCCGATACCAGACCTCAAACGGACGCACACGCCGCCGCCCGCCCTGTAGTTGCGCGGACAGTCCGAGGAACATCGCCGACTGTTGTACGTCGTTCAGCAACGAACGATCCACATGCCCTGCGGGTGGCGTCGGCATCGCCGACCACCCGCCGACTTCATCGCGAATCTTCCCCTCCTGTTCCGGAAGGAGCGCGATTAAATCCTCGACGTCCATCCACCGTCCTTCGACGATATATTTGGCATCGTCGTTCGGATCGTATCGCTGGGCATATGGGTCCACATACACGGTAAATGGATCCAGCGCCCGATCCCACTGCTCCCAGTGCCCGCTCTCATTGCGCCGCATCTCAGTTTTGATCCAGCCCACCCCGCCGACCAGCCCGTGCCAGACCGCATCCTGCTCTTCAAACTCAAACTGCGTCTGCTGATCGACATATCGTAAATAATCCTGCGCCACCGCCCCGACCGCATCGTCCGCCGGCGTGTTGCGCCCAACAAATGCCGCCGTCATGCGCGTCTGAATGAATTGCCCTGCTACGCGCT